GCTCACTCTAGCAGTGTGGCCAGCACCACCCGAAACACCTCGAACGAGCGCGCTCGAACGCCGAGGACCTCGAACGTCCGCCCGCCCACCGCCACCCGGTCATCCAGGCGCACGTCCGCCTCTGCCGGCAGGGTAATCCGCCACAGCGACCGCCCCGCTACCCGCCCGGCGAACTCGCGCTCATCCTCGCCGCCAGCCGGCGCCAGCCGGCCCGGATACGTGCCCGCCGGGCTCCAGCTCACTGCTTGCCCGCCAGCGCCGTCCGCTGCCCGTGTCGCGCGCTGCACCTCTATCGTCTCTGGCAGGCTTGCCGTGGCCGTCGCACGCATCGCCGCAATCTCATCCTCAGACAGCATCGCTCCTCACCAGCACCCCCTGCTGCGGACGTTGCTGCCGCCGGTATTCCCGCGCGAGTTCGAGCAGCGCCCGCATCTTCTGCGACCGCTTGAAGGATTGGCCGTCCGCGTCGAAGTCGAAGGCCAGCTTCTCCTTCGCAGCCCAGGCCTCCAACAGGTCGGCGGCAGCGGCGTAGGCATCATACTCATTCTCGCCGCACTGGCGCGCCGCGAGCGCATCCTCTATCTCCTGGCCTGTGAACACCGCGCTCTCGCCATCTGGATCGTGGATCAGCAGCCGCACGCGGGCAACACTATCAATCACGGCCTAGTCTCCCTGCTGCTCCTCGACGTACGTCGGCTGGCCCTCGTAGTAATCGAGGTAGAGCACTGCCTTACCGCCGGTCAGCGCCTCGACTGCCACCGTGAAGGTGATCGCCTTCTCAGCAGCCAGCTTGATGCCCGTGCTTTCCGGGGTGTTGTTCTTTGGGATAATCGCGTGCAGCCCAGCATCCCAGGGATCGCCGGTGCCGTCGATCGCCACCGCAGACACGATGTCGTTCGCCTCCGCCACGGAGATGGCGATGGTCGCCGTGTCGTTCTCGCTGGTGAACGTCTTCACCACGTCCACCACGCCACCGACAATGATGCTGTTGGCTGGCAGCTTCACCGGCAGCGCGTGCGCCCCCACCGCCTGGTTGGGGTTGTCCTCCCCCTCGGCGTCGAACACCGCCACCGCCGTGCGCCGCAGGTGCAGCCCGGCAAAGGAACCCACCGTCGAAAGTGCGTCGAAGTTGTCGTTCACGTCCTTCAGCATGCCGTTTGTCGTCACCGGCTTGAGCTGAGACATTGCGAACTCCTTTCTAGCGGGGGGCGGTGATACCGCCCCTCCTGCTAGCTGTTCTTGTCATGCCGGTAGATGCCGTTCGCCCGGTTGTCATACACGAACGCGTCGTGGTAGAGCCGGTACTGCCAGAGGTGGCCGTCGCTGATCTGGTTGGTATCCGGGTCAAAGTACTTGACCTGGCTCAACTTGATCGGCTGGAGCACGGCGCTCGGGTGCACGATGAGGAAGTTGATATCGTGCGCAGTCGCCCCCTTGGCAAACCCGCCGGCGTCCGAGGTCGCCCCCGCGTTCAGCGTGATCTCGGTGTAGAACCGCGTCTGCGGCACCGGCACGACGGTCATGTCGTCAAGGGTGAAAATGCGCCGCTCAACGCCGGTCTGCGTTGCCAGACTGCGGGTCACCGCACCCTTGAGCAAGTGGTAGAGGGTCGTGGAGATGTACAGGATGCGGCCCTCGGTCGGCACCTCGTCCTCGTCCAGGGCCGCCATACCCGCATCAATCGCCTTCAGCACCTTCTCCGCCGTATCCAGCGTCGCTGCGGTGCCGACATAGTTGCCGGCGCCCGTGGCGTAGGCGGCAAAGCGGTAGGCATCCAGCTCCGGCGCCACGTGCACCCGCATCCACTCGCGGATGAGGTTGCCCAACACCAGGCCCAGGGTTTCCTCGTTGTCCATACGGTCCAGCGAGAACGCCCGCCCGCGCTCGGCGGTCAGCTGCATCGTCTCCCACTCAGCTGTAATGTCGCCGGCAGGGTAGCCGGTCGCCCGGCTGTAGTCGCCCAGGCCGACAGTGCTGAGCTTCAGCACCTTCACCTCGTTCGCCCCACCGAATTCCACTGGACGCGTCATCGCATCCAGTCGCGCGGTGAGGCTCTCCTGCTTATACACCGCGTCGATGATCTCGACGAATTTCGTGACCAGGTCAATGCTGTTCGCCATCGCTACTCCTTCTTCAGCCCGGCCCCCCGGTAGAGTGCCGCCGTAAACGCGTCGTTCGCGCCGGCCCCTGTCCGTGCCGGGTTGGTCGGGCTACCACTCGACTGCGCAACCAGGTACGGCTTCGCCTTCACGAGCTCAAAGAGCGCGTCCTCCAGGTTCTTTGGCGTGCCGTCCTCATCGAACTCGATGCCCGCCAGATCGAGGAGTTTATAGGCCGCGTCCGGGTCCACGATGCCCAGCCGGCTCGCGGCCAGCATCGTCTCGTACTTCAGCGTGCGCTCCTGGCGCTCGCGCTGATACGCCGCCTGCTCGCGCTCCAGCTCGGCTAGGCGTTTCTGGAGCCTCTCGGTCTCGGATAGCTTGGCATTCTCCTGCTCCTGGGCCTTCTGCTCCAGCTCTCGCAGACGCTTGCGATACTCCGCCGCCTCGGCGCGCAACTTCCGCACGTACTCCGCGTCGAACTGCTCAGCCGCCGGCTCCTGGCCGGGCTGAGCTCCAGCAGACGCGGTCTGCTGCTGGTTCTGCGGCTCCTGGCCGCCCTCTGTGGTCTCCTGGACCTTAGTCTCTTCCATCGTTGTGCTCCTGGAATCAGCAGGGGCCGGCCATTTCTGACCAGCCCCAGAATCAGTGGTCGCGTTCCCGCTCTGCGCCTTTCTCCCACGCTTCCTGCCGCCACTTCAGCGCCTCCTCCGGCCCCAGTATCTGGCGCAAGCTCCTGGCGTAGCGCGTCGTGCCCCACTCCTCGCTGTAGCGACGGCCCACGAAATCCTGCAGCGTCACCGCGCCGGCCTTGTAGGCCGCCAGCCCAGCCTTCCCCAGGATCCGCTCCTGGGTCGCGTCATCCTGGCGCTCGAACCACTCGGCTCCCGTCTCCCGCGCCGGCGGCTCCTCATCCACCAGAACCGGAGTCATGGCGCACCGGCCGTTGGGATGATCGTCCAGCCGTTCATCCAGCGCGTGAATCGATCCATCCATCGCCAGGCACGCCGGGCAGGTACGCGGTTGGTGCGCCGCCAGCCACCGCCACCCCCGGATGATGTGACGGTTCTGTTGGTAGGTTCGGCGTGTGCTCTCGCGATACGCCCGCAACACCTCTGTGCGGCTGCTCGTCAGCGCCCTCGAGAGCGGCACCCCGAACGCCTGGCGCACCAGCCGGGCAATCCGTCGCGGGTTCTGGCCGGTCATCAAGCCCGTCAGCAGCGCCCGCTCAACCCCCGCAGCGGCCTCCGAACCCAGCCCCATCAGCAGCGTCCGAAGCGGCGAGCCATCCGACAAGAAACCGACCAGGTCCTCGGTCGCCTGCACCGGCAGCCGGTTCCACGTGGTGGCAATCCGCGCCGCCTTGGCCTCGGTTTGCGCGGCGGCCTGCGCCTGCTCGCGCGCGTGCTCCTGCGCCGCCGCCACGACCTCCGCCTGCTCCGCGCGAACGCTCTCCTCTACCTGGCCGGCAAACCGCTGCACCTCGGCCAGCACCTGCTCGCGCAGCGCCTGCCAGCGCCGCTGGCGGTAAAGCCACGCTGCCGAGACCTCTTCGCCGGCCCGCCTGGCCTCCTCAATCCGCTGGGTAATGTACTCGAGCTCAGACTGGATGCGCTTCCACGCCTCCCCGTAGGCGCGCACCATCCGCGCCGCGGCCTCTCGCTCGCCCGCCAGCAGCGCCCGCCGATGCTCCGCGGCCACCTCATAGATCCGGCCAGGCCGATAGATCCGGCCTGGCCGCGTCACCTCCCGGTCCATCAGCGTTCCCCGCGGTCAAATGCCGCGAGCAGCCGGTCGCTCAGCTCCTTCGCCCCGGCCTCGCGCTTCTCCCTCTCTAGATCCGGGTCAAAACCCAGCCGCTGCAGCAGTGTGTCGGCGCTCGCACCCAACTCCTTGTGCAACAGCGCCGTCTCCGCTTCCGCCCGTGCGTCAACAGGAAGCAGCTCCGGCCAGTGTATCAGCGTGCGGTTCTCTTCGCCGAACCCACCCAGCTCCAGCAGCCGCCGGTTCACCTCTACCAGCAGTTCGCCATACGTCCGACGCTTGCTCTCCGTCTTCTCCAACAAGGGCTGATACAGGATTCTGAGCGCCACGCCCGACAGCGCCCCCGCCCGGTCCAGCTTGCCAGTCGCAACCTCAGGCACCCGCGCCACCTCGTGCAGCGCCTCGCGCATCCGCTCATACAATGAAATGCTACTCGACAGGTCGCTCACCATCTCCAAATTGTGCAGCTCCGCGTCAGGGGAGGGGAGCACGATCGTCTCGTCCACGGCAACATCAAGCTGTTTCGCCGCGAACCCCTTGCCCCAGGTCTTTGGGTGCGCGTGGTAGCGCAGGATGCGGGCGATGTTCGAGAGCACGAAATTGATCGCGGCGTTGAGCTGCAGCACATCATCTTCAAGATCGCTGATGCCCCAGTATTCATGCGGGCAGGTCAGGTTCTGGCAATCCACAATCGGTGGCCACGGATGCGGCCACGTCGCCTCCGCGGTCGTCTCCCACTGCGTGCTGTCCGCCCGGCTCACCTGGTCAGTGATCCGCCACACGGCGCCGTCCTGCTCGATGAACTGTCGGATCGCGATGGGCTTGCCGGTGCTGGGGTCCACCGCCGGGTATTGGATGCGGTAGCGCGTTACCGTCTCGATGTCGTCGGTCTCCCAAGTCGGCGTTACTGTTGCCGGGTCCAAGATCACCAGGCGCGGGAAGCTGCCTGGCGCCGGGGGCGGCACGATCTTCACGAACGCCTGCCCGCCGATCGCCCCGCTCAGGGCCAGCCGCTGCAGGAATGTCGCCTTCCGGTTCGCGCTCCAGCACGCCTCCAGCCACTCCTCCGCCGGCGTCGTGGTCGTCTCGTCCAGCTCAAACCGCGGCTCCTGGCCAAACAGGAAGCTCACACCCTTGTCCACGATCACCCGGCAATAGTTGACGATCACGTTGTCATCGGTCTGTCCGGGTCGCACCTTGAGCTGCCTTTCGTGCTCACCGTGGTAGGCTTTCCAGCGCTGCGCGATGCGGTTGGCACGCGCGATCTCTTCCGCCGCCGCGCCCTCCGCCACCGAGGCGGCCACCAGGCTATTCGCACCGCCAAACAACCCAAACAGGCCCATCTGCTACCCCCACAAACTCGGCGCGAACTCAACGCCCGTCCGCGGACCAGCCGCCCACACCGCCAGCGCCAGGCTCATCACGCAGTCCGTCTGCAGCTTGTCATCATCCCACGCGTAGCCCTGCAGCTCGTCCACCAGCTCGCGGACGAACGGAAACACCAGCTCGCGCTTCTCAAGCGCCACTTGCAGGCCGGTCAGCAGGTCCAGCTTCGAACGACGCGTGAACACGAAGCCCTGCGCCACGTCGCGCACCTCGTCCAGCACGGCGTCGCCCACGCCCGTCGCGTCGATGAGCGTCTGATGGCAACCATAGCGCTGGTGCACCTCGCGGATGCGCGCCGCCACCGCCGGCCACGGCATCCGCTGATACCGCTCCCAGTGCACCAGCCGATACGGCCGCGATGTGGCATCGAGCACAGTATGCACCGTCCAGTCCTCGGCTTTGGCCAGGTCCACGCCCTGGCAATAGCGCCGGCCCTTCTTCGGCGGCTCCGGCAGCGCCCACGTGGATGACTCATATGCCGCCTGAATGTGCTGCCACCCGAATACCGCCGCGTCGTCATCGGCGTAGACGCCCTCCACCTCCCGCTGCCATGCGGCCGCCGTCATGCGGTCTCGCAGCGAGCGAATGTAGTCGTGACTGACGTTCGGGTTTTCAAACGTCGGGCCGGTCTGGGCGTAGACGGTAGGATCGCCTGCCAGACCCCGCTGTAGCTCGCGGTAGACCAGCCCGCGCCGGGCCCGTGGCGTCGAGATCAGCACCAGCTGGCCGCCTACGTCGGCCAGCGTCATCCGAACCACCTCGTCGATCAGCCGCTCGGAGAGATAGTCCGCCTCATCCACGATGCAGCGGTGGAACTTGTGACCGCGCAGGTAGATCCCCTCGCGCGCCACCGTGCGCACCGTGATCTCGCTGCCTGTCTTCAGCCGCAGCATCGGGAAAGGCGTCTCCTTGACCTTCTCGATCAGCGCCCCGAGCAGCGGCTCACGCTTGCAGATCGCCAGCGCCACATCGAACGAGAGCCGGGCCTGGTCGAGGGTCACGGAGACGATGCCTTGCCGGCTCCTGGGGTGCGTCACCGCGAAATGCAGCGCCTGAATCGCGGATACTTCGGACTTACCCCACCGCCGACCGGTCACGAGCACAGCGGTGTTGCGACGTGGTGCGACGAGCCATCGCTGCTGACCCTCGTGCGGCTCCCATCCAAGCCAGCGCCGGCAGAACGCCAACACATCACCGGCATCGCGCGCCGCCTGGGTCAGCACCTCCGCGACGCGATCACGGGTCAGCATCTCCGTACAGCCTGCCCAGATACCCAGCCAGCACCTGGCCGATGTCGTGCTCCTGGCGCTGCGTTTCGATGCCTAGGACCCGTGCGCGGTACTGCAACAGCGAAACGAGGCTGCCGATCGCCGCTGTGTCGCCATCCTGCACGCGCGACCAGATCGCCGCAATCGCGCCGTCCGTGCGCGCGATGTCCTCTGCTGCCCGCGTCTCATAGAGGTCTCTCCGCCGCTCGGCCCATTCCGCCCGGATCGCCGCGATGTCATTTGCCACCGTGCCCAGCGCGCAGCCGAGCTGCCGCGCATACCACCGGTAGCCCTGCCCAGGGTTTGCCATCAGCAGCTCGGCTAGCCGCGTCCGGCGCTCCTCAATCTGCGTCGCCTTTGCCCGTGCCATCGCTCTCAATCCGCACCCGGGTCGTTCAACTTCTATGCGTTCAGCCGCCCCCGGAATCAGCAGGGGCCGGCCCCTTCAGACCAGCCCCAGAATCAGCAAGGGCCTGCGCCACAGACGCAGGCCCTCTACCCCTATTCTACACGTCTCCAGACGTACTGTCAAGCCCCTCCCTCCCCAAACAGCCGCCTCAATCGCTCGTCTACCAGGTCATCCACCGTTACAGGCCGTGTCCGTGGCAGATGCTCCTCGCCACCACGGGTTCCGCCCCGCCGAGCCACCTCGTTCCGGATCAGCTCCAGCACCTCGCGCGCCTGCCGTTTCAGCTCAACACGCAACGCCGAGATTGCATGCCCCTGCACATCCACCGTCACCCGCGGTGCCGCGGCCATCTTCCCCTGCGCTCGGCGCAGTGCCTCGACAACCCCCCGCTCCTTGCGCCCGAGCACAATGCCAATCTCGTGGTCAGTCGCGCCGATGGAGTGCAGCCACAGGCTCAGCGCCTCGAAGAGTGTCAGGTTCGCTGCCAGCGCGTGGCGCAAATACCAAGCCGGTGGCGACAGCAGGGAATCTCCACTCATCGCGGCGTCTCCTCGCTCTCGATGCTCTCGATGACAACCTCCACCTCGGCCCGATGGCGCCACCTGGCGCCTGTCTCTTGCCGCACCTCGCCAAGCTCCAGCCAACGCGGCGAGTCGTCCGGCGTCACCAGGCCGGGCAACGCCGGAGGGCAAGGCAGCCGGCGTTGCCCGAACAGGGCATCGATGATCGGCTTGCACCCGGCCAGGGCGTTATCCGCGTCCATCGTGCGCCCTCGGCGCACGATGAAGCTTACTCGCACCCGGCCGGTGGCCACCGGGCATCCAGCTTGCAGCCAGCCGGCGCGCGCCGCCGCACGCGCCGCATCATTGCGCCGGTGGCGCTCAGCCCAATGAAGACGCTGGTTCGTTGATGTACGCGCCGGATCATGCGCCACGATGATGCGTATCACGCCCCCATCCGCCATCTCACGTGACCTCGCCGGCGGCCCGCAGGTCCGGGCCATCCATCACAACCCATGTGCTCACCGGCGCGCCGCCAGCGCTGAGCCGGCACATCCCAACCAGCCTCGACACGATGTAGGGGCCATACTGTGCCCCGTAGCGCTCCGCGATCTGGTCCGGCTCCAGGTTCGTGGTCGCGATGATCGGCAGCCCAGCCTCCTCACGGCCGTTCACAATCTGAAACATGGTCTCGGCGACGAACTCGCTCACACGCGCCTTGCCAAGGTCATCGAGCACCAGCAGAGGGGCGCGCACGTAGCGTTGCCGCACCTGCACGATGCCAACATCGCTCTCCGGTCGCTGCGCTTCCCTCAGCTCGTCCATCAGCCCTGGCTCAGTCACGAACGCGGCCAGCTTGCCGCGCCGGCACACCTCGGCGGCCAGGGCCCGGGCCAGGCGCGTCTTGCCGGCACCTGGCCCGGGGCTTCCGAGCACGATCCCCCACGCCGGATACCGTCTCTCGCGGTATCCCCGCTCGAACTCATCCAGCCATGCCGCAAGCACCCGCATCGCCACCCGCTGGTGGGCTAGTGGCTGCACCTCCCTGAGGCTCGCCGACCAGTGCCGGCGGTGCAGGTTCGACAGGCGAAACGCGTTGTATGCCGACGCCCTCGCCAAGTGCTGCCTCCAGCTCTCGCTGTCGCTCTCGCTGGAGGGCGGTGTAGCCCATTCCGGCCTTCTGGCCGGCAGCGCCTGGCGCAACACCTCCCCGATGCGTTCCATTTCCACTTCCACCTCTCGCCATCTGCGCAGTGATTGTGTTCCAGTGCTTTCGCAGCGCTTTTCCCGACTGAATATTGGCGCCCCAGAACGAGTCAGCCATCGACCAGCGCAACACCCGCTCGATTTCCTTGACCGGCTGATTATCGAGCCGGTGGAGCCGGTCGATCTCCACGGCCCATTTGCGCAAGCCGGCCGCCGTTGGCGCCCGATAGCGCGGGTTCAACTCCACCGACCTCGCAGCAATAAAGCGCGCCAGTGCCAGTGCCCATTCTGGCGGGTCTGAAGCGCCTGGCGGGTCTGAAGCGCGGCGCTTCGTGTGCGCGGGGATGCTCGCATCCGATCCCCCCCGTAGGGGGGTACAATCATCGCCTACGCATACGTCTCCGACTCCGTCTAGTCGATCATCTGATGGCGGATGATCGCATCTGCTATCATCTGCCATCACGCGCATACATGCACCACCACTCTGCTGCGGTGGTTCGCTCGGCGGATCTGGCCACCGCGACCGGCTGCGTACCTGTTGGTCATAGCCGATGATCTGCAGGTAGATCCCGCGGTCGAACCCGGAAACGCACAGCCCGGCCGGCTGGACATCCGCCAGCCAACGGGGTCTGCCGGCTCCGTCTACGGCGTAGAGAGCGATCACTCCGGCTGCCTGGCACTCGACCAGCCAACGGGAAATGTCGGCCTCACGCACTTTGTCGACCCGGAGCGGATAACATCTGGCCCGCAGTATCGCCGGCCGCGCATCGTATCGGCCGTAATCGTCGGCGATGCTCCACAGCCGTCGCAGAAATAGCTCAGCCGCTACAGATAGGCGGTTGACTCTCTCGTCTGTCAGCATGTCCTCGCGGATGATGCGGTTTGGCATGGCACACTACCCGAGCACGATGTCCGTCAGCGTCCGCTGGTTAGGCTTGTTAGGCGCGGCATCCTCCGGCACGTCAGGGTCTACCCAGCCGTCAGGGTCGGCGAGCTCGGTTTTCGGCGAGCCGTTCAACGGGCATTTTGGGTTGTTTTCGTGGTGCCGCCTCCCGGCACATGTGCAGCCCGCCGGCTTCCCGTTCGCCTGCGCCGCCGACGCGGCAGCCGTCGCTGTCGGAGATGCCGGTGGCTGCGGCTCCTGCTCCGCAGGCTCGATCAGCTCCTCATCCGGGCTCACCACGCGCGCCCCTGGGATCGTCTCCACCTCCGTCTCATCCAGCCACCCGAGGCCACAGATGCTCAGCGTCACCCGCCGCTTCGCCTTGGTAATCGCTTTGAGGATCGCATTGGCCCGGACCTCTCCGCGCAGACCCTCCAGCGAGACGACACCAAGCTCGCTGTCCTCGCGTCCGCCAGGCGTCCGCGCTGTCACCCGGACCACCACCATGTCATTCTCGATGCGCACGTCCGGCGGGCCGATGCTCACCTCGTCACGCCGCCGCAGTTGATCCGTGCAGCTCCGCGTCGCATATAGCGTCAGCCGCCCGTTCAGCACGATGTACTGGAACGGGTTGCTCAGCGGATTCAATCCCAGGCTGTCGCACAGCCGCCTCATGTAGGTCAGCCGGTCGGACGGCGAGAGCTTGCTCAGGTCGTTGCTCAACAGCGCCAACTCCACCGTCTCCGGCAGCGGGCCGGTGTCATTCTTGTAAGTGGTCGCTACGGCGTTCTCACTCATCTCGTCGGTCGTCCAATACTTCATCTTGCGCTCCCGGCGCGGCATGTGGTATTATCTACCTACCGCGCATTCCTTCGCCGGTCACGGCCCCGCGGGGAGCAAGCCCACGGGGCCATGTCTCTCTGTGCAAGCCCCCTCATCCGGCTCCATAAGCGCTCTGTCTCTTGCCGGCAGCAGGGCAAGCCTGTGCCCCTATTATACACTGTAGTGTATATGATGTCAATATCAGCTGACCTGATCAGCTGAGCTGAGGCAGGTGTGCGGAGAGGATACGGGTCAAGTAATCGTTAAGTGTCAGGCGATGTGCGGCCGCTGCAACGTTCAGGCGATCCCACAATGGCCCGGAAACGTTGATGGTTGCTGCCCGGAGATCCTCTCTGGCCTGATGCTCGTCAATCGGTGGGAGCGCAGTAGCTTCGCGCCATTCGCTCCATGTCATGGATTCCAGTGGCGGGATAGACTTCTCGAGTATATCGTCAACCAACCGACTGATTGTGCGCCGCTCGCGTGCAGCGGCAACACGCAGACGCATGTCGACACTCTCACGCACCCTCATGATGCGTTTCAATCGGTTCTCGGCTCTTGGCATAGTTATTACACCTCCTATTACACTAATACACTACGGCGCAACACTCTTCCTGCAACGTCTACCACACCGTAAAAGATTCTACCCTCTCAGGGGCGGAAACTGTTGCATGCAGCGTTGACAAACGTGTTTCGGCGTGCTATAATAGGGATGTAGGATGCAGTTGGGGGGCGAGAGCCCCGAGAAGAAAAGGAGACGACGACGATGACACGCAAGCAAGCAGAAGGATGGCTGAAGCGCTCCGTGCGGAATGGTTATGTTGGCGGCATTTGCCGCATGGAGACGGGCAGCCGCACCTCCTACGGCATCAACATCGACGGCGATGGCGGCCCCGGGCGCCCCTTCGGTTGCCCACGCATGATTTGGAGCCAGGAGGGTGCCGTCGAGTTCTTCGAGAAGAAGGGCGTGAAGTATCAGCCGTATGCCTAGCCCGCTCGCCCCGTTCCTCGGGGCATGGTCGCAGGTGACGGCCGCGCCCGGTGGCCGTCACCCCGCCCGTGCAGTTGGTATTACGCCCAGACACAACGGAGGATCCTAACCATGACCAACGAGCCGCGCTTCTACACCCCCCAGGAGGCCGCGCGCCTCCTGGGGGTCCACGTGCAGACCGTACTTCGGGCCATCGCCTCGGACCAGCTTCCGGCGATGGCCCTCGGAGGTCCGAAGCGGCACACCTATCGAATCCCAGCCGACGCGCTGCGGGATTACAAGCGCCGGCCCGTCGGCCGGCCGCCTGGTGTGGCCACCGGGCATCCAGCTTGAGGTCCTCGACCTGGACAACAAGGAAGGGAAACTGCGCCTAAAGTAACTAGAAAGACGCGAATAGGAAAGGAATGAACAATGAAGCTCATCAATCTCACTCCGCATTCTATCGTTCTTCGTGATTCCGCAGGTGCGGACCACACCATCCCGCCGTCCGGGATGGTGGCCCGGGTGCGCACCATTCCGGGCGCGCCAGAGAATGTGCCAGGGATCCCAGTTCCCGTCGCCGGCGCCGATAAGTTTGGCGCCGTAGATGGGCTGCCAGAACGCCCCGAGCCGGACGCCATTTTCATAGTTAGCATGGCCGTCGGCCAGGCGTTGGCGGCCACTGCCCACCCGCTTGCCCGCCAGTGCGTCCGCCCCGGTACCGGACCGGCCGACGGCGCGGTCCGTGAGAACGGGCAGATCGTGGCCGTCACGCGACTGGTGCGCGTGGCGTAGGCGCTCGCACACCAGACCGCCCCTGGGCGCCGAGGGGAGACACAATATCGGCGCCACCAAGTTGTTGCCCCCAGGGAGGGGGCAGGAAGGGGATGAAGGCTGCGATGATTGGAGCCATCGCGGTCATCGCGACCCTGGGCATTTGCGCCGTTTTGGGCGTCTGCGGCGCCGTCGCCCTGCACTTTGGTGTGGAAAGGCCGGAGGTTGTTGGGCCAGCGGCTGGGGCACTCGCGTTGCTCATCCTGGCGCTACTGGAAAGCGGAAAGGAAAGGAGAACGAAATGAAGTACGACACTCGCACAGGCGGCGAGGATGCGCCGCCTCAGCCAAGCAGGAGGACGCCGATCACGCCGGACGTAGAGCTCAAGGCTGAGCGTATTCTAGTCGCGCAGCTGGAGAATGGCAACATGAGCGAGGCCACGGTCATCGCCGCTGCAGCGCTCTACCTTGGCAAGCGCTTGCGCAGCCTCGATACCATTTGAGTTTGATGGTGCATCAGGGCGCACGTTAGGGATCTTCTGCACTGGAAGGAGGCTGATATGATCGCTGTCGAGGTTAGCCTGAAGGACGGGAGCGTCGTTCGCGAGATGCGGATTGACCGCATTCCGAACTACGAGTGTGCGGTTTCCGAGGCGCGTGGCGTCGCCATCGGCGTGGCCTTCGAGCGCCGCATCGCCCTTGATCGCGCCGAGGCCGAGTACGCCCGCTGGGCCCACGAGCAGGAAGAACGCCGCAGAAAGGAGTGTGGAGCGTGAGTACCAGTCGGATACCGGATGCGCGCCTGGATGCCCTGGAGGTCCATTATAAGGCGTTAGCCTGCAAGGCCCTGACGCAAGCCACGCTGGATCGCTACTGGGAGATCGCAGACCTGGCCCGCGAGTTGAAGCGCCTGCGCGAGGAAAATGCGCGCCTGCGCGAGGAGAACGCGCGCATGTGGGATGCGTTGTGCAAGCAGGCCGATGCGCTGTAGGCAATCTGCGACCGGATCAGCTTCATCGGCGAGAAAGCCCGCGCCAACCTGGACAGCGGGAAGGGAGACGATTTGGAGTGAGCCACTGACTCAACGCTGGGGCGGCGACACCCGGTTGCCGCCCCGGATGGGGATGGAAATGGACAACAACACTAAGCACCAGCCAGAAAGCACGCCCGATGATACACTATATGCAAGGCAATCTGCTGCAGTCGCGGGCAGAGGCCCTCGTGAACACGGTCAACGAGGTGGGGGTGATGGGCAAGGGGATCGCGCTTGCGTTCCGCGAAGCCTTTCCTGCGA